CTGGCGTAAGGAGCGTGCCCATACAGTCTTGCCCATTCTGGAAGGACCCACCAGTATTAAGCTGTTGCCACGTCTTCCAGGCTCAAATCCTCCCAAATTCTCTTGTACCCACTCATCAAGCTCTGGGTATCCGTCCGTGCTGAAAATATATCCGTCGGGGGTGCAGTAGGGGATACGATCCACTCTGTACTTCCAATCTGCGTACTTGCTGAGTGAAGTGAAGCTGCAAGCCAGAGCTCGTGGTGCCAGATCTCTGCATAGCGAGAAAAACTCATTTCTGTCCGGAGCCATGATGATTCGAGTCCACGCATCGCTAGTCGAAAGAATTCCGCTTCCGTCTGGTCGCTCAAGTCCCCCCGCGACAATGTCTCCGTCTTTTGTCGCATAGTCGTACATCTTCTCCGGTGTCTTTTTGCCAGGGAGCACATTTGGATGATGTCCTTCCACATCAAACTTACGAGCATCTCTTGTTGAGAACTCTCGTCCGAAGTCCACAAAAGCGTGGAGGTGAACTCCTCCATCTTCATGATCTTCTCGTCCAATGATGCACTCAGCGTGAAGGTCGCTAAAAAGGCCGCAGACTTTAAAAGGATCGAGGTTGCCACATTGGCTGTAGGTAACAAGGGCATACCGACGCTTGAATTGGAATGACATGGTGATGACATAATCGCAATGGGGAGGATAGGATTGTAATATTATATCCTATCCGAACATTCCTCTCACTCTCAGGGTGCTCCCCTCTCTTATATAAACCCCCAGCATTTCCCACCCTCTGGGCAATTCAAACATGTCTTCTCCAACCCCAACACCTACACCATGGCCTATTCCCGAAGAGTGCGCCGAAGGCGTGTCACGCGCCGCCCTGCTCGACGCTATCGAAAATCTTACCGCACTCGTCGAACTTATCGCAGAAAAACTGGGTCTAGATCTAGACGATCTTTACTCAACATAACTTCAACAAAGAAACGAGATAACATGCCCTCCTTCACCAACTATGGCCCAGGCCAAGATGGGACTACCGACACTTACACTAATGCAGCCGTCAACCTTCGTGCCAACCTTGGTTACCAGTGCTTCTTGTGGTGTGCCACAGCACGCACCATGGAAAACCTTGCTGCCCGCGATGCCAGTTCTCGGACCTCTTCCACATGCTTTATCCGAGGCATCAAACACACCGACTATTTCGTCACCAACAATGGAGACAATTGGCTCCACCGTCGTATTATCTTCCGTGTTAAGGGAGATGATCTTCTTCTTCGTTCTGAACAAGCCCCCTCTTTCCGTCTCTGGCTAGAGAATTCTAGTGGTTACACTCGGACTCAATCCCTTGCTCGTGGCCCAGGCCTCGCAGGTGTCGACTCTCTCGTCTTCGAAGGCACTGCCAATGTCGATTGGAATGACCGCTTCATTGCCAAAGTAGACTCAGCCCGCGTCACTATTATGTCTGACAAAACAACTGTCATGTCCCCCAAGAATACCGTCAATGAGATCAAGCGAGTGTCTCGCTGGTATCCCGTCAACAAAAACCTCATCTACAATGATGATGAGAATGCCAAGGGTGTCACCGGATCACCCCTCTCTGTCCTCGGTAACGCAGGATGTGGAGACGTTTACGTCTTCGACATGTTTGGCGCAGCCGATGGTGCTCGTACCTCTAGTATGTCATGGCGTGCAGAGGCTACTCTGTACTGGCATGAAAGGTAGCACAGTGCGAATAGCTCTCAGAAAGTCATTTACACTGTGTTCGCACTGTATAGCCTATATTCCCAACCCCAAGCCTGACTATGGAAATGCGCCCCTAAGCGTGGGGCGGGGGTCCCCCCGAGCCTGAGGCGCGAGGCGCCGAATAGGCCGGGGGGGTGCCCCTACGCGTCGGGCAAGACAATTAGAATAACGGAGTGTCAATAAATACAAATTTGCAATTTGCATCCAACCAATCTGCATCAGCCCCTTTATCTGCCCTCGGATCAGTGTTAGAACACCAGATACTAGGCTTCCCCCACGTGATCAACTTCTTCCCTCTGTACTTGTCAGTGGCGTAGAATTGTTGCTGATGTCCCAACCAGAACTTGTACGCATGAAAGTACTCTAAACCACCTTGCATATCGTCGAACACTGCATAATCGACGTCTTCATCAAACTCATCTAAACAGAACAGTCCACCAAAGTAAGCATGCTTCTGGCGTAAGGAGCGTGCCCATACAGTCTTGC